AATATCGGCAAATAAAATAGGTAAGATAGCCAATCAGCATAATCTTAAAACTCCGCAGTATGGTAAAGTGTTTTACAGCAAGTCTGAATACAGCTGCAAAGAAGTCGAAACATTTCGCTATTATGAATGTGCCATTCAAAAATTCAGAGAAATTCTGAAAGGTGGTGCAGTAGCATGAACTTGACAGATGCTGTTAAATTAGCTGGATATCAGGAAGTGCCATGCTACAATCAAGAAGTTATAAAAGGTTTACATGATATAGTGGAGCGTGAAAAACGGGAAAGTAACTATAACGATTTACCTTTTATGGCGTGTTTGATGGGTTATTTGTATGGAGTTACGCAAGGTGTTCGTAAAGAACGGCAAAGAAGAAAAAGTAGATAATCGTTAACTAAAGCGTCCTTATTCTAAGGGCGCTTTTCTATATACAAAAATACTTAAAGGAGGTGGGTAAATTGCAGGCGACAAGATTAGGCGATACTGATACAGGACATGATGCTTGTCCAGGGACTGTGCTTGTGAGTGCAAGTACGAATGTAATAATTAACGGTAAAGGTGCAGGACGTGTCGGCGATAGTTATGCTCCGCATGGATGTATTGTGCATCCATCGCATACGGCACATATCAACAGCGGCAGCAGGACCGTTTTTATTAATGGGCGACCGGCAGCGAGGGTGGGTGACTCAATAGACTGTGGAGGCAGTGTTGCTGTTGGTAGTCCAGATGTTATCATAGGAGGTTAATATGCAAGTTGGATCTATGGGAGATATTCCTTTTGTTGTGACATATGGTAAAATTCGTACTTTTAGTGATTACGGCCGCAGTGGTTCCGGCCGCTGGGCAAAGCACGATTTGATTGGTCGTAAACCTGTAATGGAGTTTTTAGGACCCGACGTTGAAAAAGTTAGCATGAAGATCCAGTTGCGCACTGATCACGGAATAAATCCCGAAAGCGAGCTGGAGCGGCTGAGGAAAATGAGGGACACAGGCGCAGTTTTTCCGTTTATTTTAGGTGGTGCACCGGTATCTGATAATTATTGGCTGCTGGATGATATAGGGGAAAACGTAAGCTATTGGCGGGCAGGCGTAAAATACTTTCCGTTAGCGTCGATATTACATTGACTGAATATTCTACAGAGGAGGTGCGCTGATGGATTTTGAACTTACTGCGGGAGAAATAGTTGACGTAGATTTTGCCCCACAAAATGTGCAAATGGAAATTTTACAAAATTGCAGTACAATACTTAGCACGTCTAAGTTTAGCGTACCGTTAGACCGTGACTTTGGCGTTGACGCAAACTATGTAGATGCGCCGCTGCTATCAGCTAAAGCGAAAGCAGAAAGTGAAATATTTGCTGCATTAAAAAAATATGAGCCGCGAGTTACGGTAAAACAAATTACATGGCGCTCTAATGCGGAGGGCGTTTTAAGGGCGAAAGTGAAGGTGGTCATAAATGAAACTTAGTGATCTGCCGGACATTGAATTTGTTAGTGCAGACGAACAAGAAATATTATCGGATATCATAAAGCTTTATACGGAAATAACCGGAAGAACCCTTGCACAAGGTGATCCTGTCCGGTTATTTTTATGCGTGATTGCGGCCATTATCCTGATGCTGTGTAATAAGATCAACTACACCGGCAAACAAAATCTATTGCGATATTCGGCAGGTGCCAACCTGGATCACTTGGGCGTACTTGTCGGGGCAGAACGTATTGGCGCCAAGGCCTCTGTCACGACAATTAAAATAACCCTGTCGGAGGTGCGGTCCGTTGCGACAAACATTCCAGCAGGTACGCGGGCGACAGCTGGAGATAATGTGTTTTTTGCTATTGATCAGGATGCAACGGTCATAGCTGGACAGTTGGATGTTTCTGTAGCGGCTACCTGTACTGTGGCTGGTGTTCTCGGTAATGGCTATCTGCCGGGAGAAATCAATAAGATTGTTGATCCAATTCCGTACGTCGCTGGAATGGTCAATACCACAACGTCGGAGGGAGGTTCAGATGTCGAGAGTGACGATTCTTTGCGTGAGGCTATTCGCGAGGCTCCGGAGGGATTTTCGGTAGCTGGACCAGTGGGCGAATACATTAAAATTGCCAAACGAGCTTCGTCTTTGATTGTTGATGTATCGGTAATATCACCGGAGCCGGGGCAAGTACTGATAACACCGCTACTTGTAGGCGGTGGAATACCGGGAAAAGAAATGCTGGATATCGTAGAGGCAGCATGCAGTGATAGATCTGTAAGGCCGCTCACTGACCATGTGCATGTGGCTGCTCCGGAGGTTGTCAATTATGATCTTACACTCACGTATTACATTGACCGGGCAAATGAAGCTAAATCTGTTGCCGTTCAAAGCGCGGTAGCGAAAGCGGTGGAGGATTATATCGATTGGCAAAAATCTAAGCTTGGCCGTGATATCAATCCGGACGAGTTAATCTGTCTTATTAAAAATGCTGGCGCCAAGCGAGCGGTTATATCTTCGCCTACTTTTCGGATCGTTGCTGATAACCATGTAGCGATAGCTGAAAATGTTAATGTTACATTTGGGGGGCTAGAAAATGAATGATCTGCAAAATCTGAATTTAATCGAGTTGCTACCCACTAGCATTGCAAGCGACGAAACGATAAGAAATATCTGTAATGCCATTGCAGAAAAATTACAAACGATTAATGAAAAAGCTGAATTAGTTTTGTTGCTGCCACGATTGGATCAGTTGCCGGAAACATTGGTGGATGAACTAGCTTGGCAATATCATGTTGATTTTTATGATTATGCGGCAGATATCAATAAAAAAAGGGCATTAGTGCGCAAGGCCATTGACTGGCATCGGAGAAAAGGCACTCCTGCTGCAGTAGAGGAAGTATGTACAGCTGTTTTTAAATCAGCAAAAGTTTATGAGAATTGGGAATATGGTGGGAAACCATATCATTTTCAGGTAAGAATGATTTCAGAAGGCATTCCAGATAAATCTGTTTTGGACAATTTGTATAGGGCAATTAAAGAAAGTAAGAATGTTAGGAGTTGGCTTGACGCTTTAAGTTTTGACCGTCAAATAGCTGGCTCCTTATTTGTTGGAGGGGTCTATTCTTCAATGAGAAAAGTGGAGATTTTCCCATCACAGATAAAACCACAGATTTTAAATATCAATAATTATTTTGGAGCTGCAATCTATGTACACAAAGGAGTTGAAGTAACATGCCAAACTGGGCAAATTTAATGTTGACTAAACAAGGAAAGGTATTACAGGCAAAAGCTATTGCTGGTAGTACATTAACGATCACTAAGATGAAATTGGGTTCTGGTATTATTCCAGATGGAGTATCGCCAGAAGATCTTACTGATTTGATTCAACCCAAACAAGCTTTAGGATTAACGGCAATCAGTGTTAATGGTGGATTAGCTAAAATTCAGAGTATTGTTACTAATGCTGAACTTTCAGAAGGGTACTATATTCGTGAATGTGGTGTATTTGCAAATGATCCTGATGTTGGGGAAATAATGTATGCAATAATGACAGATACCTCCCCTGATTTTCTGCCTTCCGCATCAAGCTCTGTTGTGATTTCAGAAGAATTTAGTATTAATGTAGTAACGGAAAACATGGCGAATATAACAGCAATTATTGATCCTGAAGGTATAGTAACAGTGGCTAATGCAAGAAAAATTGCAGAGGATAAAGTTACTGAGCATAATGAAGATACAGAGGCTCATCCAAATGACTTTAATTTAAAAGGCATTACTATTGGCAAAGATAGTGTTATTGCAACTAAAAAGGGAGATTTACTAACTCTTTTGGCAGGTAAAGGAATTAATTTACTTAGTGATATTAAAAATAAGATAATCACGATCGTTGGAAAAAGTAAGAATGCATGGAATCCGAATGAAGAAATTATAGCTGGTGATATAAGATATACCGAAGACGGTAATGGTCCAAGCTGGGCTTATTTGTTATGTAAAACTGCAGGAACTACAGGTTCCGTTGAACCGATTTTAGAAGCTAATGCTGTTGTAGGACAGGAGATAAATGACGGCAGTGTTGTATGGACGGTACAAAAAAACAGTAATGCATTAAGTTTAGGCGGTAACTTGCCGGAAGTTTTTGCTAAGTTAGACAGTCCTACATTTACAGGCGTTCCTAAAGCGCCGACTGCTGCAGCAGGAACGAAGACAGATCAAATCGCGTCATGTGCCTTTGTTACGCAAAATTCTATTCCGGCGGGGACAATAATCGCCGTGGCATATACAGGGGTGCCGGAAGGATATATGCACTGCAATGGTGCAGCAGTTAACAGAACTACTTATGTTAATCTATTTAATAAAATCGGTACAACTTACGGTGCTGGCGATGGTAGTACTACATTTAATTTGCCTAATACAGTAGCCAGATTTTTAGAGGGCGGCGTAGGAGCGGGAACTTACTACGAAGCTGGGCTGCCTAATATTACTGGCTATTTTCCAGCAGATACACGTGATATGGCACAAGGTAACTATGGTGGAGTATTTAGTCAAACTTACCTAAATGCTCAAGCAAACGGCGAAAATGGTAACAGTAAGACCTACAAGTATACGTTGGACGCATCTAAAGCATCTAATGTTTATGGTGCATCTGAAACCGTGCAACCGCCAGCCATAACTGTAATTTACTGCATTAAATATTAAGGAGGAGAATAAAAAATGAAATTATATTATTATGACGATAATGGATATTATAGTGCAATGTCAGAAGCCTTTTTAAACCCACTTGAAACAAAATTGCAAGGTAAAGCCGTGTGGCTAATACCGCCGAACGCAACAACTATTGAGCCACCATCAAGCATAGATGGACACATTATAAAATTTAATGGGAAGGCATGGGAGCTGGAAAAAATGCCTGATTCGGAACCAGAACCAGAACTAACGCTTGATGAACTTAAATTAGTAAAAATCGTAGAATTGAAATCTGCCCGTGATATTGCAGAAGTTGCTCCGATTGAATACGCCGGCAATACATATGACTTTGATGCAATGAGCCGTAACAGGCTCGATATCGCACTTAAAGCTTTAATGGCGCAGGGCGAAGGTGCGACGATAGACTGGACAATGACCGATAACACAACAGCAACCATAACAGCAGCTGATATTATGGCGGTATTTGTGGCGAGCGCAGTGCGCAGTAATGAATTGCACGGCAAGTATCGTGTCGCCAAAGAAAAGGTAATGGCTGCACTAAATAAAGAAGAATTAGGAACTATTATATTAAATTAAATATGTGAGACTGTTTGGCGTAAATACCATGATCTTTTAGACGAAGTTAAAGCGGACGTTCTCATAACTTAAGAATTGATTGTCGTATTATCTGTTTTTGAATGATGCGATAGCAGGAGTTTTGCGGATTATGTCGAAAATATTCAGAAATGTCTATATAATGAGGAAGCTAAAATGGATAAACTTCAAGATCAATTTATAGTTGCTAACTTTGATAAAGTATTGTGTTCTACAATTAGAAATATAAGAGGAAGCAAAAAATGTCCTAAATTTATTTATAATAGGTCGAAAAAATATTATGGTTCTAGGGATGATTTGGCAAGGTATTGGTGGCAAAAATATTATAATATTTTTATTGGTAAATATACATATGGATACAATGAATTAAGTAGAACCTTTATTAAATTTATTGGTGCCTTTTCTTCTATAGCTGAAGGTGTAAAATGTGTTCCAAATACTCATCGTTTGGATTATGCTACAACAAGTCCAATACTATCACATAGAAAATTTGGCTTTATAGATCGTGATGTTGTTTATGATTATGCGCCAAACTTAGAGCGATCTATAATAATTGGCAATGATGTATGGATAGGTGCTAATTCTATTATTTTTAACAATGTAACTATTGGGGATGGGGCAGTAATTGCTGCTAATAGTGTTATTAGAAAGGATGTCCCCTCTTATGCTGTTGTTGGTGGCGTAGATAAATTAATAAAATATAGATTTGATGAAGAAACAATCAGTAAATTAAAGAAAATTGAATGGTGGAATTGGGAAGATGAAGCAATAAAGGAAAATATTAGTTTATTGTATAGGCCTAAAGAGTTTATAAATAAATTTTACTCGTAAGTTAAATTTATTTAGCATATTGCAGCACACTTATAAAATCAGAACTTTTATAAGTGTGTTTTTATATTATAACAGGAGGCAAAAATGAACTGGGAATCTTTTAAATTTGCGGCTATCGGAGCTACTCAAACTTTAGCACAAGGTTGGTCATATAAAGCCTTAATAGCGGCAATGTTGGCTATGATTTTGCATAAGCACGCTATATTGTTTTATAGCTTTGCTTTTTTAGTATTTATTGATTGTTTTACCAAATGGGTATCGATATCCTATCTGCATCTAAAAGATAGTGGTATTGAAAATCCGACTATTCTAGAATCTATTAAAGGAATAAAAAAAGCCAGAGCTGCCAAAAAGATAAAAAGTGAAGTTATGAAACACCGTTTCCTTGGGAAAATCGGTGTTTATTTAATTTGTGCGTTGTCTGCAGCTGTCGTTGATGTAGTTATGAGAGTTTTAGATAAACCTACTTGGGCAGTTATGACGGTTATTGGATATCTTGTTGTAACTGAGCTACTTAGTATTATCGAAAACTTAAATGATGCTGGCGTGGAAGCTATGAGTGGATTGATTGTTTTTGTTAAAAAGAAACTATGATTTCTAAATTTTTTATGGAGTGTGATTAATATGGCTTTGTATGTAAGTAAACATTGGAGCGTAACGGAGTGGGATTGTCTGCAACGTAGCAGGAATGAGTATGCATGGGACGAAAATGGTCGACTATGTACAAATGATGAAAAGACTGCTAACTTATTTCGGTTGCTTGATATGCTGAGGGATTGGAATTCTAATTGGGTTATTAATACTACTAATGCTGGTTATAAAAGTGGCTTTCGAACTATAGAAGTGAACTTAGCTGTTGGTGGAGAACCTAACAGCTATCATACTCGTGGCTGTGCAGCCGACATCCATATTTCGGGACAGGACGATACTGATACCGCATTGGCAGATACGGTCATTGCTGCAGCTAAAGCATGGAGCATTGAAGATCAGCTGGGGATTGGTTATTATGGCGATTGGATTCATGTGGATACCAGGGGCTACAGTAGCAGGTGGTGACGAATGTGTATGAAAAAA